ATAGAAAAGTATCGTGTCGGGGGTAATATCAAAACCCTTGGCGCGCACGAAACCCGGTGGCAGTTCGGCAACCATGAGATCCGCGTCCGGGTACGCCGGGGTAACTGGCAATTTTATATGAACGCCAATTCCAGAATATCTGGCTGCAATGGACGCAGCTTGGCAGACTTTCCAGAGTGGTTGGATGTTCGTTGCCCCACCATGACAGACGAGCAGCTGCCGGATGTTGAGGCATGGATGCGCCGGATGCTCGATGAGGATGGAGACACTAGGGACTTTGATGTAAGTAACAAGCGATATCTGCCACGCAAGAAAGAGTTTGTTGGGCAGCCGTCTAGATATTTTACCTTCGAGTGCGACAGGGGCAAGCCCGAAAGAGTAAAGAGCTGGACAGAGTAAGGGGCGCCTCAGCGCCCCTTCTTTTATTTTGCTCGCCACATCCGCAACATGCCGGGCTCTTGCCCTATTCTCGTGCCTTGCAGCTTCATGCCGTTTAATTTGGCTATTCGTTCTGGTTGAAACCGTTTTGATTCTTCAATCACAAAACTATGGCCAACTTCCAGCTCGGTTACCCATTGATATTTAGACACGCGGCGACTTTTTGGTATCGGTATATCTGTGTCAATCTTGGGCCTGTCTTCTGGTCTCCCTGGCTGCCTGGTGGAATCGAAATGCGAGGTCATCCAGCTCTCCCGCTGTCGCTTTTCTGGTCACGAATTGGCCAAGCACTATCGCGCAGACCTTGCCCGGCACCGGGTACACCAGAAATTCCGCAGACGTCGTCAAGGACAGCTCGTGCGACATAGATTTTCTTGCCAGTTTTGACCGTTGGGACGTCATTGCTTTTAATAAGGCGCCACGTCCGTTTGTAGCTCGCGTCTGTGTCTTCCCCAAAAAGGTACGCAGCTGCTTCATGCAGTGTGAAAAGGTTACCATCCATTTCCGCCCCCTTTGGCTGCCTCATAGCTTTGAGCCGGTGCAGCTGCAGGCGTAGGCGCTGGCGTGTAGCCCTGCGGGTCATTGACCATCAGCTGAAACTGCATGACCTTTGGGTAGTCCCGGACATCTTCAACGCCCGGCACCCGCTGCGATACAGTGACGCCGAGCTCGACGCCGGCATCAGACAACTGCTGGTGCAAGTCTTCACATATTTTCTTTTGCTCTGCAGTCATTGGCGTGAAGCGCTTTGCCTGGTCATCCCATTCAGTACGAAACTGAATAAAGGCGATACCCCGGTATTCAATGTATTCGCCGGTTTCATCCATCATCTGGACGTTACCCCTCATCTTAAATTTTGAACGTGAAAAGTGCGGCATTATCTTACTCCTGAATTAAGTGTGTCATATCGCGCTGCGTAGTGATCTTTGAGCTCAGCGCACAGCTCTCTGTCAGCATCAAAAAGGTCTTGCCTTGCCTTCTCTGTACTGCGCGCCCAGCCGAGCAGACCGTTGATGTTTTCCTTTGCATCAATCCGTCTTTTCTCTTGGTCAACCCAGTCCCGCCAGGGGTTCTCATCGAAGGGGATATCTTCCAATGCCGGCGGCTCCGGCGTTTGCTTCGGTGGTTTAGCCTGTGGTTGTGGCGCACCACCCATATCTGCAGGCCGGTTTTCTTTGAAATCGTCAGCCTCATCTTCTGAATAGACAAACCCGGCTACGCCAATGAGCTTTAGAATCACGCGGTCTTTTGCGCGCTTCTCTGCCATAGCGTAGGGGTAGCTGTTCTTGTTGTTGTAGGGCGTAGCCTCACCCACAGACCATTCGACATTGTCGCCAAGCCGGCCAGACACTTGCATGACAACTGTCTTTTTCTCGGCGTTAGCCTCAATCATGACCGGGGGGTCGAAGGTTATTCCCTGATGGGCAGCGACCTGTTCCAGCGCTTTGTGCAGCGCAACCGGGGTGCCGTGGCAATCCCAGGTGGCTTGGTCTCTTGTGAGACCTATTGCCTGAAAAATTTCTTTCAACTTGTCGGGTATATCAGCCATTCATATTCTCCAGAAATTCAATGCCGGCGTCGGTGATTTTCCAGACAACCTCTTGGCGTTTACGTTCATTCTTTGCGCGCTCGCCGCTGTCTTCGACCAGGCCCATGCGTTGCAGCTCTGTCAGCCGAGGCTTGACGCTGTACAGCCAAGCGCCCATCCTGTCGGCAACCTGGCTACCAGTCAGGCCGGGCTGGGCTGAGGCGAGGCTTTGCAGGGCTTGTAGCCTCAGTCCAGTGACTTTAGGTGCGATAAACTCAGCTGCTGCCAGCTCAGTGTCTTTGGCGTTTTTGTGGACGTTAGGGCCAGGGTCGCCAGGCCATTCAAGAAGGTCTTGCTGTACCATTACCAGCTCCCTTCTGGTGCGAGCACCCACAATAAAAAGTAAATCTCAGCCATGAGCAGAGCGAAGGCTAAGCCGCCAATAATTTCTTTTATCCATTCCCATTTAGTCATTGCACACTCCATATTTTCCGGGCCTCAGCCAGGTAGGTTTCAGGTTCCTGCCAGTAGATTGCCTGCCAGTCAGGCGCGACCAGGCCCAGCAGCTCATCTTTGGTGCTGGCGGCGCGCAAGATGTTTTCGGTGGTTTTGCACTGCAGAATAATGTCGTTGAGCACGTCCTGCAGGAAATCGTCGCGCAGCTCGGGCGCGTTCTCCGGCGTAAATAGCCGGTAGTCGGTGGCATTAGCGTACAACAAGAACGGTGGCCGGTGGCCGTTCAGCGCCCAGAACCCGGCTACCTGGTAGACATTGTTCATATCGAACATGCCAGTCAGAGAGCTAGGCAAGCCGGCAGCTGTCCAACCAGATTTGCTTTTAGCGTTTCGCTTTGACCATTTTGTTTTGAGGTCGCCCCGGTTGGCATAGTCCGGGCGCGTGTCGTAAGGCAGCGCTGTGCCGGGCAGGGCGCCCAGCAGCTGCATTTCACCCAGGATCCTGTTGTCGCTAGCCATAGCCTCTTGCAGGCCTTTTATGGCGTGTTCTGCGACCAGGGGCAGCTCTTCCAGGTATTTATCTTTCCGGGCTGCGTCGTCTTCATCTTTCGGCTTGTAGCTGTGCAGCTGCTCAACGCCGGCAAGAGTAGCATCAGCCATTGTCAGGGTCTCGCCCCGCTCATCCATGACCAGGCGTAGGTCAGTGATTGTCTGCGTGGCCTTGCCGGCTTCCATATTAGCCGAGCTGCGCCTATCGTGCAGGCGGTGCAGGATATCTTTGGCGCGCAGCTTGTCAGCGTCTGAGGCGTTAGTGTCCCGCAACACATCGAAGGCCGCACCGACTATGGGCCTGATGTGTGTCTTTTCAAAAAGGTTTTTTGCTCTGTCTTTCGAGCGAGGATTGGAGTGGGTACGCACATTGTGGCGCGATGCCCAGTCCGGCACGTCATGTAGCATAATAGTTTCTCCCATACTTGAATGGGATAAAACGTATTACAACATGACGTTATATGTCAAGCTCACTTATCGTAAACTATCGAAATGTCTCTAAGGTCAGGCCTGAACGTAATAGAGAGAACCGGCGTTGCCCATACAAGTTTAAGGCCTTTTCGCACTTTGTCGTTGGGTAAAGTATGCACTGTGTATGTGCCGCCGGGTTCAGGGTAGATAATGCCAGTGAACAATCTTGTGTGACATATGTTATCTGTTTCGCTTGGCACCTCTTCGGCCAGTACGAATGATTCGTTCATGATAGCGTCAGGGCTGATATTTTCTTTTTCAATAGGGTCTCTCTGCACCAAAGCTATTGCATTTCTGTAATGATACCATCTGCCGGCATAGCCTTCATCTGCGCTGTATACCACAGCGGCGCAACGGTCTGTTCTTGAGGCGTTTGCGTATGCCTTGCCCATTCTTTTGCCAGCTGCAATCTCTCTTTGAAACACATTGTCCATAGTAATGTGTACATAACCCATAATAGGTATAGGCTTTGTTGCGAACAAAACATCCTGGGGCAAGCAGTCAAGGATCTTGCCGTATTGCTCGGCGTCCTGCAGCGTCATCTGTATCTTGCCGTGGACATGCCGCGACAAGGTCTCAGGCGTAATACCTTTGAGGGCCGCCACTTCTCTTTTTGTCATGCCAGCTTTGGCAATCATTACTTCGAGGTTATTTGCCATCCACATAGTGTACCACCTTGTCGGTTTCCGTTAAATACATAAAGAGAAGATAATGTGCTAGACGGCATACGTCAAGGTATGTTAACACGATACGCATGACACTCGATGATTTCAGAAAAAAGAAGGGCTGGTCATACAGCGAATTAGCCAGGCAAGTAGGTGCATCACATGCGACTGTGTCGCGCCGCTGGTGCCTACCGCATGGCCATGATGACCGGCTGATTCCCAACGAATTGTTTATGGATCGCATTGTTCAAATCAGTGCGGGTGAGGTAATGCCTAATGATTTCTACCTACGCCGAGACTGAGGACGAGCTACAGAAACGAGTTGTTGATTGGCTGAACGTAGCGCTGCCGCCTGGTTGTGTGTTCCATCACAGCCCGAATGAAGGGCGCCGGCATGTGGCGTTCAAGCGCAAGCTGCGTCAGATGGGTACGCAGTATGGCTGGCCTGACCTGGAGATATTTGTGCCGGGTGACCAGTCGAGGGTTGGCATCAGCACGTCAATCTTTATAGAGCTGAAGCGCCCCAAGGGCGGCAAGCTCAATGCGAATCAAGAAGAGATGAAGTCTCGGCTGTTACTTGCCGGCTGTCACTGGGGGCTGGCCCGGTCTATCGAACAGGTTCACGAAATACTGGAGCCGCTGGTCAAACTGAGGGCAGGGGTATGATGGTGAACGGCGACGGCACATGGCACACCAGGCTCCGCTGGGGTCATTGCCCAAAGTGTGAAACGGCACTGCCCGACCGCGAGGGCGGCCTGGTTGTTTGCAATACTTGTGGCCTGGGCATAGCTGTAAAACCCTGTGATGAATGTAAGGACGGCATGGTGCGCGAGCCTGACGGCTATGGCTGTGTGCAATGGACGAGCTGCTACCGCTGCGACGGCAAGGGGTGGACGGCATGAGCGACCGGCAGAAAGACGACTGGTATCCAACACCGCCGCAAGCGACCGAGGCGTTGCTGTCTTGTGAACAGTTCACAGGCGCTATCTGGGAGCCGGCCTGTGGTGACGGCGCCATATCTGAGCACCTGAAGCTGCACGACTATGACGTGGTGAGCACAGACCTGAACAGCTACGGCTACCCGGATGCCCAGACCAACATAGATTTTCTGATGGAACGTCAGCCCCTGGCCGACACTATCATCACTAACCCGCCTTACAAACTTGCTGGTGAGTTTATTAGCCATGCCATAGACCTGGGTGTAGAGAAACACGCCTGGTTGCTACGGCTGGCCTTCCTAGAGGGCAAGGCACGGTATCAGACGCTGTATAGCAAGCACCCGCCGGCAGCTGTTTACGTTTTCAGTCAAAGGCTGACCATGATTCGTGGCGACCATGATGAAAGCTGGTATGGCAGCGGAAAGATGGCGTTCTGCTGGATGGTATGGCGTAAGGACTGGAGCGGTACGCCCCAGCTGGGTTGGATATGACCCGGCGTGAGTATGCCCTGCAGCAGGCTGATGCTGAGATCCGCAGATTGATTTTAGAAGGTATGGGTCTGTTTAGGATTGCTGAGCTGTACGGTGTGCCGGTGATTAGGTACTGCACCGACATGCAGGCAGAGAACGATGTTAATTGGCAGAATTTGCCGGAATATATCAAAGCGCAGGGTCACGGCGTCATGACCGAGGCTTATTTGCGCGAGCGCCTGGCTGACCAAGCTGAGGCATTGATGGAAAAATATGAGGTTGAGGTTACATGGCTAGACGCAAAACGAGCGTAAATGGCCACCACGCCTTGCGTGACCTGGGCCGGCAGTGCTGTGAGGCTTGCGGCCAAGAACATGCCATACTTGCCGGCACCTGGGTCATTCTAGCCAGCGGGGCGTTTGTTTGTTCAAACGATAGTTGCTGGCGCATTTTAGCTAACTGGTACAAGGAGAAGGAAGATGCCAAGAAAATGGACTAAAGCACAGCGGGAAGCACAGTCTCGCAAAATAAAAGCAGCCTGGGAAAAGAAGAAAAAACCCCGGCTTACCTGGTGGCAGCGTGTGATGCAGCTTATCGGATTACGCAGGGGGGCTTGACATGGTTGAAAATAAAAATAGAATTGCCGTAGGCACACAAGCTAAGCATAAGCTAAGCTCAGCACAGAGCTCAGCAAACCCCAAAATAAATAAACTAATAAATAACATAGCTAAGAACACTAGCTATGCTTATAGCTCAGCTATAGCTAGAGCTAAGCAACAGCCGCTCGACGAGCTTCACCGGCGTGTATTTAAGAAGCTCCGGCCCATGCTCAGCGCTGACAGATTCAGAGAATTATCCACAGCTGTGGGCAGTATGTCGCCGCTAGACAGGTATGACTGGCTGCGCGAAGAAGAGCGGCGTTTGAATGAGCAGCGCTAGGGCAAGCATCACAGAGCTCGATGAGCTGTTCATGGAAGCAGCTGAGACCGAGCGGAAGCTGCCAGCTGCCATTCGCAAGCAAAAGATGAGCTCATGGCCTGAGTATGTACAGGAATGGTCAGCTTATGGCTACCATGCCTTCGAGGCGCCTATCATCAAGGCTACGCCTACACAGATAACCAAGTATGAGATAGCGCTTGAGCTTGGCATTACCAAGATGGATAGCGACGACAGGCGCCTTGTCTGGGCTGTAGCACACTCAGCTGCGTTCAGAGAACGTGGCCCGGCATGGTCTAAGCTCGCACGGATACTGGGCTTGAACGACCCCAGGGTAGTTAAACGAAGATATCAAGATGCCCTGGTCAGGCTGTATTATCGACTGTGATGACGTTATTCGTTAAGCCTATTGACGCGGTTGTCCTGAATGTTGTATGAATCTAATTACAATGACACAACATGTGGCTTTGTATTCTCCCTTAAACTTAGACCTTATGCAGCTTGGTTGGTTCCAACACGACCAGCTGCACCAACTATGACAGGCTCAGCTTCCTCCCGCTGAGCCTGTTCTTTATGGATTATCATGGCGAAGACACGAGTAACCAAAGCGCAGATGACGATTATCTGCGAGCGGATAGCTGAAGGCACAAGCCTGACGCGGATCTGCAATGAAGACAGTTCGCTGCCTTCATGGCGTACCGTGCTGCGCTGGGTGCAAGAGAATGAAGAGGCTTACACGCAATATCGTGTAGCCAGGACATTGCAGTGCGAAGCAATGCGAGACCAGATTATTGACCTGGTCGAAGCTCCATTGCCAAGCGACCCGAAGCTAGCAATGGCTGAAGTGCAACGCAGAAGACTTGAGGCAGACCACAAGGACAAGCACATCAGGCAGATGCAGCCTCTCGGAATACGAGACAAAGCAGAGGACAACAAGCAAAGTAGCGGGACGATTACTCTGAGCTGGGGCAACGCCGAAGTAGCTGCTCAGTAGTGCTGGTGCTGTCTGCCTGTGGCAGTGCTCGCGCGCACGAGGCAAGATTAACCAGATTTTGGTTAACATGCTGCAGCTTGGCACAGGCTTGGCACACGCCAGGCTGAGACCATTGCCTGGCTTGGATGTGGGCGCGGGATTGCAGCCTGTCGAGGGGGTGGCAAATCCTGTGGCGTACCCCCACCCACCCCAAAAGTCGGCCGCCGAGTCTATACACATATATAACCTATCAAGAGCCTGTCTCTCACATGAACATTGAAATCCCCTACACGCCAAGACCAGGGCAGGCGCAGCTACACGGTGAGCTGCAAGCTAAGCGCTGGGGCGTCGTAGTCTGTCACCGTCGCTGGGGCAAAACGGTGATGGCAATTAATCACTTGCTCCGGGATGCTGTGCTAAACGGCAAGACCAATCCGAGGTTCGCTTACATAGCGCCGACCTATCGCCAGGCTAAGGCTGTGGCGTGGGACTACCTCAAGCAGTTTGCTGGTGCGGTGCCTATGGTGCGGTTCCATGAGACAGAGCTGCGAGCTGATTTGCCTAATGGGGCCAGGATACAGCTACTGGGTGCTGAGAACCCTGACAGCCTGCGGGGCATCTATTTGGACGGTGCTGTGCTGGATGAGATGGCCGATATGCCGGAAAGTTTGTTTCCAGAGATTATCAGGCCGGCGCTGAGTGACCGCAAAGGCTGGGCGTTGTTTATTGGTACACCCAGGGGGCATAACGCCTTCTTTGACTTATACAACGCAGCTGAGGGCCAGGACGAGTGGCACACGTCGATATACCGGGCAAGTGAGACCGGCATACTGGATAGCGAAGAATTAGACGCTGCCAGGGCGATGATGACGCCAGATCAGTTTGAACAGGAATTTGAGTGCAGCTGGGTTGCGAATGTACCGGGGTCTGTATTTGGAAAAGAGCTCCAGGACATACAGGAAAAGGGGCGCATCAGTTCAGTTCCCTATGACCCAAGTGTGCGGGTAGATACCTGGTGGGATCTGGGTGTAGGAGACAGCACAGCTATTTGGTTTACGCAAAGTGTGGGCCGGGCGGTGCATGTCATAGATTTTTATGAAAATCGGGGGGAAGGCCTGCCGCATTACGCGAAGGTGCTTTCCGGCAAGGATTATTTTTACGGCACACATAATGCGCCGCATGACATTGAGGTCAGAGAATTAGGCTCTGGCAAAAGCAGGCGGGAGACTGCCTGGGATTTAGGAATAAATTTTAGGGTGGTTCCCAAGCTGCCTGTCGAGGACGGACTACATGCTGCACAGATGCTTATACCACGCTGCTGGTTTGATGCGGAACAGTGCAAGGCAGGCCTCGAAGCGCTCAGGCAATATCACCGGGCTTATAATGAAAGGCTGCGGACGTTTAGGAACACGCCTGTCCACGACTGGTCAAGCCACGCTGCGGATGCTTTTCGCTACCTCGCGGTCGGTCTTAAAGAAAATACGCAGTATGACCGGCCACCACAGGCCATAGCTGACAGCAGCTACAACCCGCTGGGAGTAAGTTTATAATGGGATTTTTAAAACCAAAAGTGATGATGCCACCACCGCCGCCGCCGCCTCCACCGCCTGTTGCGGTTCCTGAGCCGGTGACCCCGGATCCAGTGGTGCGACCAAATACTGTGGTTGATGCGACCAAAGAAGAGATGACCGGCGATAAGGCGAAGAAAAAAGCGAATCAAAAAACCAACGTGAAGACGTCGGCAAAGGGCGTAACAACTGATGCGCCGATTGAATATGCCTCACTGCTAGGGGCAGCAAAGCCAACAAAGACAGGAGGCCAATAATGGGCGGTGTAGTTAGAGTCATCAAGCGGACAGTGAACAACATTACCGGCAAAACATCTCGTGACCGAGCAAGAGCTGCAGCGGCAGAAGCGCAGCGTCAAGCTGATGCACAAGCAAAAGCACAAGCTGAGGCAGCTGCCAAGGCAAGGGCCGAAGCAGAAGCAAAGGCAAAGCAGGAAGCCGCTATCAAAGCGCAGCAATCTGTTCAGGTTGTTGACGCGCCTGGTGACCCTAATAACCCGGCAGATGTTGTGTATTCCGGCCAGGGCGGTGATATGGGCGGCAAAAAGAAAAGAAAGAAAAAAGGCGGCACCATTCTGACCGGCTCAAAAGGCGTGATTGGTGATGCTCCTACCGAAAAAGCTACGCTGTTAGGTGGATAAATGGCTGATGAAGTAGCAACCATTCTGCTGAAGCAGTTCGGCAGCCTGGAGACACAGCGCCAGACATGGGAAAGCCACTGGCAAGAGGTGGCAGACTATGTCGTGCCGCGTAAAGCTGACGTCACAAAGAACCGCTCTCCGGGCGATAAGCGCTCTGAGTTAGTGTTCGATGGCACAGCAATCCACGCTGCTGAGCTGTTAAGTGCATCTTTACATGGGATGCTTACTAACGGCAGCACCAGCTGGTTTAGCCTGCGCTATTCTGAGCCCGAGCTGAACGGCGACGACGAAGCTATGGAATGGCTGCAGGGCGTCGAGGACGTTATGTACCAAGCCTTCAACCGCTCTAACTTTCAGGAGCAGATTAGCGAGCTGTACCAAGACCTGGTGACCTTCGGCACCGCTGTTATGTTTGTTGATTCGGATGAAGAGCAGCAAATCAGATTTAGCTCACGGCATATCAAAGAGTGCTTCCTGTCAGAAGATGATAAGGGGCGGGTTGATACGGTATTTAGAAAATTTAAGATGCCGGCCAGGGGGGCTGTTGCGCGTTTCGGTGACGAAAAGCTAAGCACAAAAATTCTAAAAAAAGCGTCAGAAAATCCATACGAGCAGATAAATCTTATTCATGCTGTATATGCGCGCCAGGACAGAGACCCGGTCAAGATTACAGCTGAGAACAAGCCATTCGCGTCTGTGTATATTGAGCCTGAAGAAAAGGTGGTTCTGTCCGAATCAGGCTTCGATGAGTTTCCATACATGGCGCCACGCTATACCAAGTCATCTTTCGAGATTGGCTATGGTCGCAGCCCTGCGATGACTGCACTAGCAGATATCAAAATGTTAAACAAAATGAGTGAGGTCACGATCAGGGCTGCTCAGAAACAGGTAGACCCACCGCTCCTGGTGCCGGACGACGGCTTTATGCTGCCGGTTCGCACTATCCCAGGAGGTCTTAATTTCTACCGCTCCGGGACAAGAGACCGTATTGAACCGCTCAACATTGGCGCCAACAACCCGCTCGGCCTGAACATGGAAGAGCAGCGCCGGCAAGCTATCCGGGCAGCGTTCTATGTTGACCAACTTATTCTGGGTACAGGGCCGCAGATGACAGCAACAGAGGTTGTGCAGCGTACTGAAGAGAAAATGCGCCTGCTAGGGCCGCTCACAGGCCGCCTGAGCCAGGAGCTGCTGCAGCCGCTGATAACCCGCGTCTATAGCATCCTAGCGCGTCAGAAGGCTTTTAGAGCGGCTCCAGATAGCATGATGGGGCAGAACATCGAAATCGAATATGTGAGCCCACTGGCAAAAGCACAGCGCCAAGGCGATATCCAGTCCATGACCCGGCTGCTAGAGCTAATGACCCCGCTGTCGCAGCTTGACCCAGGCATTATGGATTATGTCGATAGTGACGGTATATCCAAGCATCTGATTAAGATTCTGGGTGTGCCGGCCACAGCTATACGCGGTGACCGCGAGGTTGCCATGATTAGAGCCCAGCGCCAGGAACAGCAGGAACAGGCAGCTGAGCAGGCCGAGCTGATGCAAGGCGCTGAGGCTGCCGGCAATGCAGCGCCTGCGCTCAGAGCTCTGGGTGTAGGGGCAGCTGAATGACCCCGGAAGAAATCATAGAGCTGTATAAGGTCGTCTTTTCTACAGAGGACGGCCAGCGCGTTCTTGAGGACATGGGTGTGAGATTTTGTGAACATAGTTCAACTTTTTCTACAGACCCTTGTGAAACAGCATACCGCGAAGGTCAGCGGACGGTGCTGCTGTTTATTAAATCTATGCTCCGCGACCGTAAACCATTAGAGGACATTGCATCAGATGAGTGAAGAACAGGTAGCTGAGGTCTCTGCCGACGCAGAGGTAGCCCAGTCTGTGCCAGATGACTGGCGCTCAGGTATTCCCGAAGAAATCCGGGGTCATAAATCATTAGAACATATTCAGGACGTAGGCGCTTTGGCGAAATCCTACGTTAACGCACAGTCTATGATTGGCGCGGATAAGGTTGCCATCCCTGGCAAACACGCTACCGATGAAGACTGGGGCGAGGTATATAGGCGGCTTGGCCGGCCAGATAGCCCGGAAGGCTATGAGCTGACCAACGAGTTGCCGGAAGGCGCTGAGGCCAGCGACGACATGCTGTCCTGGTTCAAGGGCGCCGCACATGACGCCGGGTTGACCCCGCAGCAGGCACAAAAGCTGCTGGGCGGGTATAATGAAATGCTTGGCACTATGGTGCAAAATGATAGCGGCCAGGCCGAGCAGATGCGCGTTGATGCTGAAATGGATCTAAAACGCGAGTTTGGCGCGGCATATGATGACCGCATGGCTAACGGCAACGCTGTGCTGCAGGAATTTGGCACAGAAGATATTTCTGAGATCCAGCTGGCTGATGGCCGGCTACTGGGTGACCATCCAGAAATGATTAAAATGATGGTGAACATAGGCGAGTTCATCAACAGCAAGATAGGCGAGGACAGCCTGGAAGGCATTAAAACATCAGGCGCAATGACGCCAGGTGATGCCCAGGAACGTCTGTCTGAGCTGACTGCCCAGGGCTCGCCATATTGGGATCAGCGCCACCCCGAGCATGAGTTTTATGTAAACGAAGCTCTGAAATACAGGGGAATGATGAGTGGCTGACACAGAAACAGACCGCGAGTTTCGGCTTGAGGTGCTGAGGCTGACATTGGAATCAGGTTCAGCTGCGATTATCGCAAACCCGCTAGAACACGCAGAAAAGAATTTGCAATGGTGCTTACAGCCTATTGATAAGCCACAAGCCCAAAAGGCTACGGCACCAAGCAAAAAACCCGGACAAGCTGCATAGCCCCGGTCGGCGCAACCGTAATTGCAACAACCTTTCGTCCGGCATCCGTCGGGTAGCGAGCTTTTTCAAAAACTCAGTGAAAGGAGGGTGCAATGAGCACTCAAATCACCACTGCGTTTTCCCAGCAGTTTAGCGCCAACGTACAGCTGCTTTCTCAGCAACAAGGCTCCATCCTTCGTGGTGGCGTCTCTGAGGAAGCTGTTACTGGTGAGAAGGCTTTCTTCGACCAGGTTGGAGCTGCAGCCGCTGTGAAGCGCACCTCTCGCCATCAGGATACTCCGATGGTTGAGACCCCACATAGCCGCCGCATGGTGACTATGGATTCGTATGAGTGGGCAGATCTGATTGATGATGCTGACAAAGTCCGCATGTTGATTGATCCGACTAGCACATATGCTCGTGCAGCTGCTGCTGCAATGGGTCGTGCTATGGACGATGCCATCATCGAAGCAGCAACAGGCACAGCTAAGACAGGCAAGTCTGGCGGCACTAGCACAACAATGCTGGCTGCACATCAGATTGCTAACGGCTCAGCTGACCTTACACTGGCGAAACTGATTGAGGCCAAGAAGACACTTGACCTTGCATCTGTTGACCCATCCATCCCGCGTCACATTGCCGTTGGGCCTGACCAGATTGAAGCACTGTTGAACAGCACAACTGTCACCAGTTCTGATTTCAATACAATTAAGGCTCTCGTCCAAGGTGAGATTAACACGTTTTTGGGCTTCCAATTCCATGTGTCTACTCGCCTAGCCAAGTCCGGCAATATCCGCACATGCTTTGCTTGGGCCGAAGACGGCATCAAGTTGGCTGTCGGTAAAGACGTAATGTCACGAATCGATGAGCGCTCTGACAAATCTTATTCTACCCAGGTGTATTACTGTGCCACTTTCGGCGCCACCCGGATGGAAGAAGAAAAAGTCGTGCAAATCGACTGTGACGAATCAGCATAAGGAGGGCATGAGATATGGCTACTGTATATAGCACTCAGCGCACTACGCTGACTCAGGACGACCCTTCTGGCTTCGTGCAGGCAAATGAGCTTGCAGGAAATGTTCGTGTTGCATATGGCACATACGAGGCATCTTCGCTCGCATCTGGTGATGTGATTGAGATGTTTGCACTGCCAAACGGCGCGCGCATCCTGCAAGGCCAGCTGGCTCACGATGCAATGGGTTCGTCTACAACATTGTCTGTTGGCTTCGCAGCTCACACTAACTCTGCCGGCACTGCAGTTTCTGCATCTGCCGCAGCGTACAAAGCTGCAGCCGCTTCAACGTCAGCACAAATCGTGGACATTGCTGCCACGCTTGCACTGCTGAACGGCGAAGAGGTAGACGCCAACGAAGACGGCAAAGTCGTCACAGTGACTATGGGCGGTGCCGCAGGCACTGGCACTGTCGCTGTTACGATGCTGTACGTCATCGACTAATCATGAAGGGGCAGCTTCGGCTGCCCCTTTTTCTTGTGAGGGAAACTAAATGGCATCTGTTGTTGATATCTGTAACAGCGCTTTAAACCAAATTGGCGCGTCCAACATCATCAGTCTCACTGAAGACAGTAAGGCTGCGCGTATCTGCAATCAGCGCTTTACTTTCATTCGTGATAGTGTCTTTCGCTCGCACCCCTGGAATTGCTTAACAACCAGAATAAGCATTGCACCAGACACAGCAACGCCTGCCTTTGAGTTTTCAAAGCAGTTTAGCCTGCCTACAGACCCATTCTGCCTGCGCGTTCTGCAGCTGAGTGATACAGACATTCTGTACAAGATTGAAGGTCGCAAGCTGCTGTGCAACGAGAGCAGCATTGAGATGATTTACATTGGCCGGGTTGAGGACGGCAACCAATATGACCTGTTGCTAATCGAAGCGCTGGCGGCAGCCCTAGCAGCTGACCTGGCGTACCCGCTGGTCGGCAGCTCATCACTGGGCGCCAACATGTACCAACTCTATCAAAACAAATTGACTGAGGCGCGCTTTGTTGACGCGACCGAAGACAATGACATTAACACATCTGTGATCTCTGACAGCCGGACTGTCGCAGCGGATACCTTCATTAACGCGAGGTACTAATGGCGAAGGCGTCACCAGCTTTTACCAATTTTACAGCCGGCGAGCTGAGCCCCAGGCTTGATGGCCGGACTGATGTTGGCAAGTATTTCAATGGTTGTAAGAAGCTGCAGAATTTTGTTGTGCATCCGCATGGCGGCGCTAGCCGGCGTCCTGGGACTATCTTTGTCCGCGAGGTGAAGAACAGCGCTCATAATGTGCGCTTGATACCATTCGAGTTTAACGTCACCCAAACCTATATCCTGGAGTTTGGCGACCAATATTTTAGAATCCATAAAGACGGCGGCACGGTTGTGTCGAGCGGCAGCCCGGTTGAGGTAGCAACACCATACGCACACACAGACATAGATAAGCTAAAGTTTACGCAATCAGCTGATGTGATGTACCTGGTGCATCCTGATTTTGCGCCGCGCAAGATTACTCGCACTAGCCACACAGCCTGGACAATCACCGAGGTTGATTTGCTGCGCGGCCCTATGGGCGAAGACAACACAACATCAACTCAACTGCTCGCTAGTGCGAGAACAGGAACCGTCAATATAACGGCAACTGCAAACACCTTTGTCAGCACTGATGTTGGTCGATTAGTTAGGTTGCATGACGGCTTTGCAAAAATTACATCGTTCACCAACGCACAAACTGTAGCGGCGACTGTCCAAGACAATGCTGACGGACGTGCCGAGCTGATGCCGAGCTACACAGCAACATCTCTGTCAGCCCATGAAGGAGACCCATCTTCTACCGGCCTAGAGCATAATGACCGTTTTCAGGATGCAGCTGGTCAGTTTATTCTTCAGGGTTTCAAAGTTGGCATGAAGGTGCTTGTTACTGGGTTTACTAATAGCAATAACAATGAAGCCGCAGCGATTATCGTTAAGGTAACAGACGACACACTATTGCTGGCGCCGTCTTCAGATCTTACAGATGAAGCTGCCGGAGATAGCGTTACAATAAGCGGCGTCCTGTCTGGCAGCACAGATTGGGCATTAGGCGCGTTTTCAGCGTCTACAGGCTACCCTGCAGCTGTTGCCTTCTATGAACAGCGTCTGGTGTTCGCTTCGACGACACAGCAGCCTCAAACGCTGTTTTTCTCCGTAGGCGGCAGTTTCGAGGATTTTGCAGCTGGCGTTGATGGGGATGATGCTCTGACATACACTTTGGGCTCAAACCAGGTTAACATTATTAGATATCTGCAAGCAGGCCGCGTTTTGCTTGTTGGCACGTCTGGTGGTGAGTTTGTGGTGACTAGCTCTGAGGATGCGCCGCTGAGCCCTACAAACGCTGTTGTAAAACGCCAGGCCACCTATGGCTCGGCAGACATACAGCCGGTACAGGTGGCCAATGTGACGCTGTTTGTGCAGCGAGCAAAGCGCAAACTACGCGAGCTGGTGTTTGACCTAAACACAGATTCATATCAAGCGCCGGACATGACTATCCTGGCCGAGCACATTACCGAGGGCGGCATAAAACAAATGTCGCTGCAGCAAGAGCCGGACAACGTCGTTTGGTGCGTACTAGAAAACGGCAAGTTTGTTGGCATGACCTATCGACGCGAAGAGAATGTGATTGCCTGGCATGAGCATGTTCTTGGCGGGGCGTTTGGGTCAGACGCGTTTGGCCATGTTGAAAGTGTAGCAACCATTCCCGGCGACCTAAATGAGGATGATACATATCTGGTGGTAAAGCGCACCATCGACGGCGGGACAAAGCGATATATTGAATATTTTAGCAGCTTTGAATTTGGCGATGATGTTGAAGACGCGTTTTTTGTAGATAGCGGCCTGACCTATTCTGGGTCAGCTGTGACGTCTATCAGCGGCCTGAACCATTTGGAAGGTCAGACTGTTTCTATCCTGGCGAATGGCGCTGTCCACCCGGACAAGACTGTCAGCTCTGGGGCTATAACTTTAGACTATAGCGCCACAAAGGTGCATATCGGCCTTAACTACTCATCAACGCTGCAGACAATGCGTATTGAGGCAGGCGGCACAGAAGGCACAGCCCAGGGCAAAACAAAGCGCATCCATGAAGTGGTGCTGCGTTTGTTCAGGACTGTCGGTGTTAAGGTTGGCAGCTCGGAGACAGAGCTGGACAGAATACCGTTCAGGTCATCAGCTGCAGCAATGACAGCAGCTATACCGCTATTTACTGGCGATAAGGAGATTGAGTTTAGAGGTGGGTTTGACACAGACGGCTTTGTGGTCGTACAGCAAGATCAGCCACTACCGCTGACAATCATTGGCATCTTCCCAAGACTGATTACCTTCGACCAGTGAGAATAGTAGAGTATAAGCCAGAGCACCTTCATGACCTAATGAATGGGCCGCTCAATGATGGCGCAATAAAAAACATAGGTTATATGCGTGAATGGGCCGGTGAGCTGCAACAGCCCGGCTGGTCATACACGCTGATAGAAAACGGACACATCATCTGTTGTGCCGGCATTGTGGATATGTGGCCAGGTGTAGGCGAAGCCTGGTTTATCGCAAGCAACAAAATACATGAGAGCGCCAGGCCGTTCATCAGGTTTGCAAAAACAGACGTGATGCAAAAGGTCGTGGACGAGAATGGGCTGTGGCGGGTTCAGGCGGTGTGCAAAGAGGGCTGGCCGGCAGCGCTAAAGTTTGCGCGCTTCATGGGCTTCGAGCCGGAAGGCGTCATGCGTAAGTATGGCCCCGAGGGTATGGATTACATCAGAGTGGCATGGGTTAGATAATGGGCTTTTTATTTGAATTACAGGCAGGCAAACAAGAGCAGGCTGCCTACAATTACAATACAGACATAAACGAGCGGAACGCCGATGTATCAGAGCAGCAGGGCGAGCAGCTAGTCTTTCAAGAAGAGCAGAACATTGTTGATTTTCGCAAGCAGTTCGACGACCTACAGGCCGCAACGTCACAGGCTTTTAGATATAACGGATGGATAGCCAGCGAAGGCACTCCGCTAAAGGTAGCGCTAGCAAACGCACAAGAGGCAGATGAAGAGATTGCGACCCGCCGATACAACGCCAAGGTGGGCCGCGCAGAGCTGAACGAGCAGGCCACGCAAGAGCGTATGCAAGGCCAGCTTAACCGCATGTATGGCAGAGCTGCAAACATTCGCGGCAAGGCGAGAGCAGCTGCCAGCCTTATCCAAACCGCCTCTAGCTTTGCGAGCGTCTAATGAGAGTACCAACCTATAATCGCCAAACACAGCAAACAGCCAAAACTGGCGCAATCAACTTTTCTGTCCGGGCAAACCCTGGCGCACTGTCAGCTGGTATGCGAGGCCTAGCCACACTGGGCGATGCAGTTACAGGCGCAGCGCTCCAATATTATCAAACAGAAACAAAAGAGCGCCGGCTTAATGAGCTGACGAAAGCTGAAAATGCTTACAAAGTTCAGATGCAGAATCTGAAACTGGCATCGTTAAACGAAGACCCAAACACTGTTATCAACGGCAATCCATCTCAGGGCAAATTTAGTTTTGAGAGGCAGGCGCTAGATGACATGATGAAAATTGCCAACTTGATTGATGACAAAAAGGTTAGGTCGTCGTTCATGCAGTCAGCTGAGCAGATTATGATTGGCGAGCGCGCATCTGTATTTCAGAGCGCTAGAAACCGGCAAATAGACATAGCTGTAGCAGATGAGCTGCAGGCAGCTGAGCTGCTTATCAAAGACGCTGTCCAGGGTAATGGCCATCAGCGCGCAGTTGCGATGCTAGAGCTGTTTGGTGGCTCGCAGCAAGTAGGCTCGCCAAACGAGCCTCCACGCACTGTAGTGGGTATTTTTGATCAGATGGCTGACCGTGACCTGATTACGCGCGAGAAGGCATTTAACCTTAAAAAGAATACCCAACAGAGAATTGCTAAATCTGATTTTCGCACACGCCTAGCATCAGCTGATAGGTCTGGCAATCCGGCTGAGGCAGCTCAGTTGGTTGCTGACGTTATGGATCCGAAAAACTTTTCGGACATGAAACCAGAAGACCGAGACACTGCCTTCACCCAGGCTGTTAATCTAGAGCAGCAGCTGCAGAAACGCGCTGTGCAGCTCGCAGAAAAAGCAGAGACAACGGCCGCGAGAGAGCAAAAGAACCGGCACAGCGACAACGCCAGAAAGATTATAGCCAGAATTATTACGGCAGATGAAAACCCAAACAATGAGAGAGCGCAGAGCGACAGGCCAACATCTCTAGAAATTGCAAACCTGTTGACTACTGATGGCATCAGCGACGCCTTTGCGCGCACAGCAAACGATCTCATCAATGACGTAGATGCAGACGTGCGTGACCCAGACCTGATTGCTGGCATATTCAGCGACATTTCTGTGGCAAAAACAGATGAGCAGATAGACGCAGCTGTAGCGCGTATCACCCCAAACATGGGCAAGAATGGCACTATTCCGCTGCAAGATGCCCTAGCGCTCCTGCGTTTTGCTGATGGCAAGAAAAACAAAACTCTCGAAACTAAGGACATTGATTTCTACCGGCAGCAGCTGGACGACATCACAGGCGCCACGGCATACCGCATATCAGGCATGGGCGTGGGTGAGGATGAGGTGTTCAGGCAAGCAGATGCAGCTGACACATATCGCCGGCTGACCACTGACCCAGCCAATCCTATGCCAGCGCGTGAAGCCTATCAAATGGTCATTGAGCAGTTCTTCCGCGCCAGAAAACAGAGAATTGATTTTCTCGCACCCGCTCCATTCTTAGACATTTACTTCGGCGGTAAGAAGCCAAGTGAGTGGACAGCGCAAGATGTATCCGGCGCAAGGATTGCGATTACATCAAATAGAAATTTAACCGAGCTCGAAAAGACGCTGGAGTTCGAGACCTTAGACCAAATAACAAAACTGATTGAATCACGTCCACCGCCGCCACCGCCAGGCGACCCGCAACAGGGTGATAGCACTTGGAAAGATTGGTGGAATAACTGGTGGGGCAACAGTAACTCACTCAGTGACAGAGAAAACGACATAAGGAACCCTGGTTGATGGACATTATTCAGTCATTCAATGACCGCAATATGGGGCGGTACACGCTGGACAATAAATACACCAGGCATCTTCAGGACGTGTCACCTATACCGATCGATGGCGGTTATATCGTCCGCAACAACATCAAGGACGTGCCGAAGACTGAGGAGCTGACCGAGGCCGAGCTTATCAACATGGACACCGACCGGGGCAAGCTGTGGGCAGCTGCCAGCAAAGTCGTCTATGATTCGATGTATGACGGCGTCAACGCGCTGACCATTAGCAAGCCTGAGAACGACCAGGACTATGGCCGGTTCGGCGTAGAGTTCATGGGGCAGTTCGACCACAACCTGTCTATGATGGGCTACAACGTGGCCAAGCTGCAGGGCGTTGATGAGCGCACAAAGCTCGCCCTGCACCACATGATGACCGATTTTGGCCAGCTGCCTATGTTCAGCTGGAACGGCGCCTACCGGGCAACCAAAGGCATTTTTACTGACCCAACAACCTATGCCAGTCTTGGCACACTAGGGCTCGGGTTCTTAGGCCGTGCCGGCGTAAAGCAAACAACCAAGCAGGGCTTCAAGGAGCTGCTGCGCCAGGGCATCACGAGCCCATATGCTATCGCTGCCCTAGAAGGCGGTGCATATACAGGCCTGTATGACTTTCTGACCCAAGAGGTCAACATAGAGGCCGGTGTTCAGGACGACGTAAATCTGGGCCAGCTAGCGACCGCTACAGGTACAGGCGTGGTTGCAGGCCCGGCCATCGTCGGTGCCGGCGAGCTAGCTGTGAAAGGCGCGCAGAAGGCTGTGCCAGTCATGCGTGATCTGTTTGATGATGCAGGCCAGGCAGCTGACCAACGCATAGCTGAACGCGCCCAGGACACAAGCACCACACTAAACACTGGTGTAGACCCGACGCCGGCTATTGATGCAGCTCTGTCCTACGCAGGCCGTAAGGCAAGAAAATCTGGTCAGCTGGTAGGAGCGCCACCAGAAATCACCTCACAGAGAGCTCTAAATAAACTACGGCGCAATTTAGAGGCAGCGACTGCAGAGGGTGAGCCTGGCCGGTTTTGGTATGAGCGCAGCGGCAAGGCTATTTTAGATGCGCTTGGCGGCGATAAAGCACAAGCAGAAAAGCTAGCACAAGCAATAGGGATAACGTCTAATGCAACTGGTGTAGCTGGTAATTTTGATTTTGCTTTACAAGCATTTTTGCAGCACAAAGCTGGGCAACCTATAAAAACTGGCAGATTTCCAGCTAGCATGATCAAAAGATTACAAGATGTTTTTGATGGTAAAGATTGGGAAGGGCGCAAAACAAATAATTTTTATATCAATCTAATGCGTGAAATAGACCCAAGCAAGGTACAAGGTGTAACTACAGATATGTGGATGATGCGTGCATTTGGTTTTAAAAATGCAGACGGAACGCCCTATTCTGGAACACCTACGGACGCACAATATACGTTTGTTGAAGAAGAAACAAAACGCATAGCAACTAAATTAGGTTGGGAGCCACAACAAGTACAAGCAGCAATCTGGGTTGCAAATAAAGCTAAATCAGAAGGCACAGATATATCAGCAGCTGCGTTTGATTATTCTGACGCGCTGTTAAATAACAAAGCGCAGATTAGTTGGGAGAGTATTCCAGGCGCTACCGGCAACCATATGCCTGAAATGTTTGATGCCCCTTATGAGGTAAAACAAGAGTATCACGTCGCAGCGTCTAAAGTCTTTTTAGATAAAGATGGAAACGATGAGGCTGCCAAAGTGTTGGGCATACCCACGCCTGGTGATTTTGAGGCGCCCGGATATTTTGAGGGAAGGGTTAGCCCCGGCACACAAACAGAGCTGGCCATTCCAAGAGAGTATGGCGGCCCTAAATACGGTGCTGTCGAACCAGCTGCGCTACAATTAATGGAAGCATACGCTGCAGTGCGTGGCGTTGTTCTGAAACAGGACGGCGTTGGTTTTCATAGACCATTTCACAAAGCAACCAAGCAAGATTCTCAGGGCGTCTTAATAGAAATTGGCAGACAGTTTACCGAGCGTGAAACTGAACAGCTTGGCAAAATAATGGCTGAGTTGAGCGGTCATACAGATTACAATCCTATTGCCGCACCGGGCGGGGTTCGTTTGATTAACTTTGCATTTGCGCGCAAAAACGCAGACGGCACCAAGGCTATGGAAGACACTTGGTTCTCTGATGATATGCTCAGAACCAATAAGGAATTTCATGCATTAGTTAAACAAGCTGTTGAAAGGCTTGATCTTGAGGGTGATGTTGGTGTAAAACTGGGTACGTTCAATGCCCAGGAAGGGTATGTTGGAAACGATTGGAGCGTAAACAAAAATGGCGAAGATTATCTCAGAGGAACATCTTTCGAAGGATCACCCGATATTCAGCGGAAAGTTCGCGATCTCATCGCAAAGTTCTCCGCGAGGCTCGATGAAGTCGACATCGACTTCTCAGAACGATATGGGTTCACAAGAAACGAAGAACTCAACAGAGAATTTAGAGACACCGCAACAGAAGTAAGAAATACTGAAGAGGGTAGCCAAAGCCCTCAAAAACCATTAATGTAACTTAAAATGGGTCGCCACTTGGCGGCCTTTTGTGATTCTCATGGCAATAAATTCAAATGTACCAAACGCGCTAGCGCAAGAAGCGCTAGCGAGCGGCGGCCTGCGCTCTCCTCTTCGTGGACAAGATGTCCTAGAGGTAGACCCAAGCCAGCTGGATCTGAACGCCCTGCCGGACAGCGAGTTCGATGCGCTCGAACCTTTGACGCAACCCGACACAGAGCTTCTGCAGCTGGCAAGCACTGGGCCGCTAAGCAAGTATCTCCTGAGCCCATTGGCGAAGGGAGCCGGCAAGCTATTGTCGCCCGGTGACGATACCTTTAACAAAGCACAACAGAGGCTAGAACAGCTGCAGTCAGAAGCAGGGGGCAACAATAATGTCCTGGGCAGAATAGACGATGGCAGCCCAGAGCCGGCACTAGAGGTGCCGCCAGCTGAGGTGGACGATGAGGGCTTTGGCCCTGGCTTTGATGCTGCACAAGAGGCTGGGTATAATGCTTATGAGCGCGGGTCTATTATTCGCGCAGACGGTGAGACAGCTGAGGCTGTTATAGGTGACCTTAACCGCCCGGCACAAGTATCGCCTCAAGGGCTGCTTGATGATTTTCGGGCTGTAGGATCTGCTGGTGACGCTAAGATTCCAGACGAAGCCGGTGTCTTGTCTGGCATCCAGGCCATCAGTAAAACATACGCCGGTCAGATTGACGACGCCAAGCGCGGTGAGATTACGCTAGAAGCCACACGGCAGATGGCTGATATTCTCGGAACATCACCAAACCGCCTAGCCAAGACTATTCTGGGCAGACAAAAGGGCGGCGTCATTATTGACCAGGACAGCGGCATGGGCCTGGCAGAAACTATGCTGGCGTCGCGTGACTTATTAGTCACAGAGATGAAGAAGCTCGACCAGCTGGCTAAATCGGCAGAGACTGGCGGCGACAATGAAGCGCTTGAGTTTCGCGCCCAGCTGGAGCTGGTAGCGCAGCTGCAAGCACAAATTAAAGGCGCACAAACAGAAATTGCACGAGCTCTTAGCTCATTTCGCATACCGGCCAGAGATGGCGCAGCTGCGTCTGCTATGCGCGGCAAAGACCTGACCACACTGCTAGAGGACTTTGGCGGGGTCGATGACATACGCGACATGGCCAAGGCATACAACCAGCAGGGTGACAACGTCGCTGCAAAGGCTGCCATCACCAGGGCTGGCTCTAAGTTCAAAAAGTTTACAGATGCGTTCTATGAGGCATGGATCAACATCCTGCTCAGCAACCCGGTAACGCACACCAAGAACATTGTCGGTGCGTTCCTGACAACCTTTGCACATGTGCCAGAAACATACGCAGCTGCCGGCATAGGCGCTATACGCCGGGCGCGTGGCGGCGAGGGCGGTGTCTACTTTGGTGAGGCAAACGCGCAGATGTTCGGCGCTATGATGGCATTTCGCGAGGCGTTTGGTGCAGCAGGCAAGGCTTTCCGCACAGGTGAAAACGTCCTGCCCGGTACAAAAATAGAGGGTGCAGGCGGTCGCCGGCACACAGCTGCTTTCTCGGCTGAGGGTATGCAGGCGCAAAACTTTGGCACAACTATCGACGTGCTCGGTCACATTATGACTATGGGCCGGGTGCCGACCAGGGCGCTTGAGTTCGAGGACACATTCTTTAAGGTTGTTGCTCACCGCATGAGCTTGTATGAGCAGGCCTATCGCTCTGGCATAAACAAAGGCAAGCGCGGTGACGCCTTGTCGAATCACATTGCTGAGTATGTGTTTGACCCGCCACCTAGCGCGCTGCAGCAAGCAGATGCACATGCCAAATATGTCACGCTGCAAAGCGATTTAGATAAAACTGGCAAAAGATTAAAGGGTATGCGCGACGTGCCAACCCTGCGGTATTTCATGCCGTTTTTTAAAACGCCTTACAATGCGTTCAAATATGCCTTCATCGACCGTGGGCCGATTGGCGCCTTCTATGGTGAAAGCAAGCGCGCAATAGAGCGTTCTAAAATGCCGGGCGCCTCTATGGCAGACAAGGCAGCTGGCGACATGGCTATGGCGCGCCTGATTATGGGCAATAGTACAGCTGCCGTTATGGCAATGATGACTGCTGAGGGCAGCATTACTGGCGGCGGCCCAGCTGACCCCGGTGTGCGCGCAGCTCTGCGTGAAACCGGCTGGCAGCCCTACAGCATAAAGATAGGCAACACCTATGTGTCTTACATGGGCATGGAGCCTTTCTCGTCAACCATTATGCTTGGCGCTGACGCCGCTGAGGTATTAATGAGCGGACTGGTCAATGACGATGATGCAGAGAAAATTGTTGCTGCTGTTGCCGCTGGGTTTGCACATCAGCTTACTGACAAAACATTTATGGCTGGCTTTTCAAATTTGGTTTCTACCATTAACGACCCAACTAGGTACGCCGGGCGCACAGCTGACAGCTTTATAGCATCTCTTGTGCCTCGCGTTGTGGCGCAATCTGAACGCCTAGTAGACCCTACTGTGCGCGCAGCTAATGATGTTGTCAGCACAATACAGGCGCAGATACCTGGCTGGAGCAAAGAGCTGCCACCACGTCGCAACCTAGCTGGCCAGCCGCAGACACTAGGCGGGGCTGTAGGCCCGGACGTTCTTAGCCCGCTGTACAGCAGCACTGTGGGCGTCAATAAAATGGACAAGAACCCTAAGCGAGCTGAACGCGCTTTCAACATGTTCCAAGAAATGGTGGACGTGCGCTTCAGTGCCAGCCCACACCCAGACACCTGGGATAGCAATGTGGGCCTGACCCCGCAAGAAATAGACAAGTTTCATCAGTATGCCGGCAAGCACACGCTAGATCTGTTTGAAGATTTAACTGAGCAGTCTGTTTACCAAGAGTTTCGTGAAAGGGCTGTTGCTGGCGATTTGTTGGCGCGTGAGCGGCTTCACCTGATGATTAGGGGTGCAATCCAGGGCGCTCGCGGTTTGGCCAAGAAAGACCTTCTAGAGGACGAGGACGTGGGTGCTGCGGTTCGGCAGCGATTGGAGGCCTTTGCGGAGTTGCAACAGGATAAAGCACAAATGACAATGGGGCAATAAATGACAGTATCAACCACCACAAACAAGGTAAGCTACTCTGGCAACGGCAGCCAGACAGTCTTTGCCTATACCTTTAAGATATTTGCTGATGGCGACCTAACGGTTATTATCCGCTCGTCTACTGGCACAGAAACTACCAAGACACTTACAACCCACTACACTGTTTCTGGCGCGGGTTCTTCATCAGGCGGTAACGTAACTTTCACATCTGGTAACACGCCAGCTAGTGGCGACACTGTTGTTATTCAGCGAAAGCTCGGCCTGACACAAGGCACCGATTATGTGGCCAACGACCCATTCCCAGCTGAAAGCCACGAGGATGCGCTTGACCGGCTGACTTTTATTACACAGCAGATCCAGGAAGAGGTAGACCGCTCTATTAAGGCGTCGGTCACTAACACTATTTCGACGACAGAGTTTGCTGTCTCGGCGACAGACCGAGCTAACAAGTTTTTCGCATTTGACAGCGCTGGCGACCTGGTGGTTAGCCAGGAGATTGGCACGTTCCGGGGCAACTGGGCAGCTAGCACTAGCTATGCTCAGCGTGACATTGTCAAAGACACCAGCACAAACAACATCTTTATCGTCAACACGGCGCACACCAGTTCAGGTGCTCAGCCTCTGACGTCTAATGCTAACAGCGCTAAATACGATTTGCTGGTTGATGCAGCAACTGCGACGAGCGCTCAGACAGCAGCGGCAACTAGCGAAACAAATGCAGCTGCTTCTGCAGCATCTGCGTTAAGCCATAAGAATGACGCGGAGACTGCGAAGACGGCTAGCGAAACCGCAAAGACAGCCAGCGAAACCGCAAAGACTGCGGCAGAATTAGCTCTTACAACTTTTCAAGATCAGTATCATGGCGCAGCTGGGTCAGACCCTACGAGCAATCTTGATGCTGGGGATTTGTATTTTAACACGTCAAGCGGCATGAAGGCGTACACAGGAAGCGCATGGGAAGACGTAAAGCCATCATCAAGTGAGCAGACCAACATCAACACGCTGGCGGCTATTTCGTCTGATGTGACAAGCCTAGCTAACGCTATAGGCGCTGCTACCACCTACGCCGTGACTGTCGCTCAAAGCAGCGGTGTAAATGTTTTTTATCTCGACGGCGCGGCTAAACCAACGCTGACCCTGGACAGAGGCAACACATATATCTTTGACCAGTCAGACGCGAGCAACGCAAACCATCCATTGATTTTTAAGGATAGTGGCGGAAATAGTTATACGACAGGAGTAACAGTGTCAGGCACTGCCGGTCAGTCTGGTGCAACTGTCACTATTGACGTGGCGTCAAATGCGCCATCAGCTTTGCTATATGCGTGTTCAGTGCATGGCAATGCAATGGGCAACAACATAACGGTCGTTAACTCAAACCTGGCTACGGTCGCGTCAAACATCACTAGCGTCAACGCTGTCGGAACAGACATTGCCAATGTCAACAGCGTGGGCGGGTCAATAGCAAACGTCAACACAGTTGCCTCTAACCTAACCAACGTAAATGCTTTTGCAGATACCTACTTTGTGAGTGCTACTGCCCCAGCTTCACCCACTACTGGGGATCTGTGGTTTGATACAAGCTCTAACACCATGAAAGTATATGGGAGCTCTGGCTTTCAGAACGCTGGTTCTTCGGTCAATGGCACGGCACAGCGCAGTACGTTTACGGCGACGGCTGGTCAAACTACCTTTGCGGCAACCTATGACGCTGGTTTCGTGGATGTGTATTTGAACGGCGTGAAGCTAATTGTTGGCACAGACTTTACGGCAACTAACGGCACGTCCGTCGTTTTAGCTTCCGGCGCAGCTGCAAGCGACACAGTGGACATTGTGGCTTACGGTACATTCCAGTTGTCAAACTTTAGTATCAACGATGCCAACGATGTAAATGCCGCTGGCGCAAGCAGCGGTCAGTTCCTCAAGTTTGATGGTACTAACTTTGTAGCAGATAACGTCCCAGCAGGGGTTGGTGGCTCTAATGGCGTAGACTTTAACGATAACGTAAAGGCACGTTTTGGTACTGGTAATGACCTAGAGATTTACCATGATGGTAATGATTCCTATGTTGATGATGCTGGAACAGGTGCATTGATTTTAAGGGGTAACAGTAATGTTACTATTGGTAAACATACTGGCGAAACTATGGGCTTCTTTGAAGCCGATGGTGCAGTTAGTCTTTACCATGACAACTCTATAAAACTAGCCACTACATCCACAGGCGTATCTGTAACAGGTAATATTGCTGTACCTAATGGCAACGGTATTGATTTCAGCTCCACCGCTAATGGTGCAGGCACTACAGACTCTGAGCTATTAGATTTCTATGAAGAAGGGACTTGGGTTCCAGTACCTCTTGCTACACACAATACTAGCTCTTGGAGTATTACAGGCTACACAAGCAGTGGGCAATATACAAGAATTGGTAATGTTGTTTTCTTCTGGTTTAACATCAACATTACTGGCGTAACAGGTAGCAGCATTACTAATCTAGGCATGAATGGATTACCGTTTTCAACATCTAAAGCAAACAATTCTTTAGGTAATGCTAGAAATAACGATACAGGCCACTTGTATAATATAGAAGCAATTAGCGGCACACAGATAGGTGTTCTTCGGCGGTATGATAACGGAAGTTGGTATCAGGGAACTATACCAATTCAATTTGTAGGACACGGCAGTTACCAAATTTAAGAAAAAAATTAACCCTTTCAGAGATAGGGTTGGACAGTCCAGCCAGAGGAGAAAAAAGTGGCACTAATAAAAACAACAGAAGAAGATAAAATTGAAATCGTGGGTGAGTACAAAGCCATCCAGATTCGTCAAGCTACAATCATTAGTGAAGATGGTACGGAAATAAGTCGTACCTTTAACCGTAGAGTTATCCATCCGTCCGTAAAGTCAGGAGATAACTGGGTAGATTATGACACATCATCAGAAAGTGCAGAGGTGCAAGGTATTGCTTCTGCTGTATGGAGTGACGCTGTAAAAGCTGCATATCAAAATGCAATGGATGCAGCGACGCCTAGCGGAGGTTCTGAATGACACGAGCAAGAGATATAGCAAACCTCGTTGATGCCAACGGGGACATCGTTGCAGGGGCATTAGATAACGTCCCTGCTTCTAACGATGCGTCTGCGCTGACGACTGGGACACTAGCCGCCGCTAGGCTACCTACAACTGGTGTGGATGCGTCTTCTCTAAGTACAGGCACACTAGCTTCCGCAAGGCTTCCTACCAGTGGTATAAGTGCAGCGGCTGTAGATACTGGGTCTTTACCTACTGGAGTTTTTCCAGCGGGTACGCTTATAGATATTCACACAATAACTTCAGGAACTCAGCTAAATTCAGTGACCAGTGGCGTATGGACTAACTCAGCTTTAACATTCTCAGTAACACCTCAGTCTTCTAGTAGTGCATTTTATTGCATAGCTACCGGTGGGTGGCTTGTAAATAATGTCGGATATGTGGGTATTCGTCTTTTAAGAGGAACAACTGGTGTTGCTGGTTATACAGAAATTGGAAAAAACTGGGCTTACCATAATCGTAACGAGCCATGGAATGGTGCATTAAACGCCGCCGTTTCAGGTTATACTACTCCTGCTACGTCAAGTGTTGTGACATTTTATACACAGTTGTATGCCACCCAAAACGGAGGTCAGTTTTACTTCAACTATGGTGGGTATGACGGGACGCAAAAAGCCTCTTTGACAGTGTTTGAATTTGCGACTTAATTAAAGGAGAACTTTATGACCTATAATTTTATGACAGACGCAGGTGTGGCACTAAAAGAACTTGGGGTTACTGATTGGGTTCTTCATGGAATACCAACAAATGAAACTGAGTTTAATGCAATGTTTCGTAAAGTCACTGGAAAAGATGAGTATGATATAGCAATAGAAGATAGTGACCCAGCAAATTTTGGT